CTCAAAATCAAGCGATGAATAGTCGTGTGGGTTCAAGTCCCACCTCCGGCACCAAGGAAAATAGCGCTCTTCGGAGCGCTATTTTTATTTGACTACATAAAGTTAAGCGATATTTGACCACATTTTGACCACTTAAGATAAAATCCGCTCTATCTTCTCTATGGCATCGTATTCCATAATGGGCGTTAAATGGGAATATGTATTCATCGTTTCCGTGAATGACGAATGACCAAGACGAACTTGAATGACCTTAAAATTTACTCCCGCTTCGATTAAGAGCGTGGCATGAGTGTGACGGGTCCCGTGCATGGAAAATGAAGACATCCCTATTTTGCTTGCATATTTCTTACAAAGCTGAGACGCCGAATCGGGAAAGATGGGGTTGCCGTCTTTGCCGGGAAAAACCAAATCATTGTGAATCCAATTGGGGGTTGAAAAACGTCTTATTTTTACTCGCTGGGCGTGTTTCTTGAGGCTTGCCATAGTTTCGTCGTCGAGTGTTATGGAACGTCTGGAAGCGGCGTTTTTCGTTGTCTTTGATATAACCGCTTCGTTATTTATTTTAATTACGGTCTGGTTAATGATAACAGTCTTTTTCTTAAAGTCTATATTTGACCATGTTAACCCGAGAAGTTCGGAGCGGCGCAGCCCTGAAGCGAAAGCAAGTTTAAATAACATGCGGTGCTCGGGGTTTGTTATTTTAGCCAGAAATAATTTAATTTCATCTGCCGTGAGGGTTATCATTTCTTTGGTCTTTACTAATTTAGGCTTGCAGACCTTAGCGGCTACATTGGTAGCAATAATTTCATCTAGTACGGCTTGTTTTAACATGGCACTTAAAACCGTATGAATATATCGAACCGTACGGCTAGACAGCTTTTCCAGTCGTGTATCGAGAAAACGGCGAACCGTGGGGGCTGTTAAGTCGGCAAGCTTAATAGATCCGATATCGGGGATGATGTAATGTTGAATGATATTGCGGTAACTGTCCATGGTGCCGGGGGTTATTGTGGAAGATTTAATACGTAGCCACTCTTCAGACCATTCGGTAATGGTAATATCTCCGTTAAAGTTAGTAAGAGTTTCGGACTTTTTCAAAAATGCATCATATTTATCTTGAGCTTCGGAACGAGTTCGTCCGTAAAAATACTTACGCTTGCCGTTTGTGGTAGTGGTTAATACATATCGACCATCGGCACGCTGTTTGATTTTAGCCATAAAAAATACAGCTCCTTTCTGAAAAGGGGCTGATTATGATATACTGATAGCGTAATCAGCCCGTGAGAAGGTGGATTATATCGCCGTGGTATTGGTAGTACCCGGCACGCCCGTATTCTGTTGGTAGCAGAGTGCGGGCATTTTTTATTTATTTGCGTAGATTATTGGTTTAAACAGTTCAAGTTTAATCGATACTGATAAGGCCTCGCCGTCTTAGAGACAATGATCCTATCTTCAGGTATCTGTTTCAGATATTTTGAGACAGTATTTTCAGATACATTTATAGTCGAGACTATTTCGGAGACCGTGGCTCCACCGTTGGAAAAAATAGAGGCTTGCAATAAGATATCGTATATTTTATGTGAGGTGGTTAACTTGGCTCCTATTAAGCATGGTAGTTTATCACTATAAGTTTTATATTGGTTTAATTTTTTGTTTAGAATGGACTGTGTGTATTGAATTGCATCATATATAAAGAAAAGCGTTCCCGTGATGAAAGGGGTTAAATCTCCTTTATTTATCTCTGAGTCGGACTCTTGGAAAAGGTCATAATATACCTTTCTATTTTTCTTGAGTAACAATGACACTTGCAGTCCTATTGTGGGATGGAGTTCCTGAGAGATGAGGTAGGATGTGATTAATCTGGACATTCTTCCATTACCGTCATAAAACGGATGTATATACCCAAAGAAATAGTGAAAGATAGCAATCCGGATATAAATTGAAACTTGATCATCTTTTAATATTGTTAGGGCTTTTTCCATGTATTGAATAATTTTCTGTTCCGGATATAATCCACGATGAATCGTCTTATTTGTACTGGATACGATATCTACACTTCCTTTTCTAAACAAGTCCCCGTCGGGCAAATTTTCGGGATTATCATTCTTGATCTCATCGTACAAAACATCGTCATATAAAAGACGAATATCCCTACAGGTCTCTAAAGGGATGGTTTCATTTGTAATGATTTTCCTATACTTATTTACAATACCGCTAAGGCGAACTTGTTCAGCACTAGTCATCGCTATTTTTATTTCACGGCGGGAACTGTGAACCCCTTCAATGTCGTTACTTGACTTTATCTCTTCAACTAAGCTCGTATATAAAAACTGAGTTATACCTGCCCCAGGAATTTGGCTTAATGTCTCACAAAAAGAGATGTACTCTTTCATTATTTTTGATTGCAAGTTAACAATTTCTTCAGTATGACAATAAAACGCTATATTTTCTTCATTGTGGTTAAATTGCTTTATTGTGAAGGGTAACTTTTTGGTAAAAGGTGAAGTGAATCGAATATTATACTCGTTTTTGTATTCCTCAGGAGTCTTATAATATATGCTTTTAAGTGTTTGATAGAGCATATTGGATTTCCTCTTTCTGAGACCTCAAAAAATGACATTTTTGGTGTCTCACTTTTATAATACCTCAAAAACACTGCTTTTTGAGGTTTGAACCACCTTTAATATTATGAATTTAAATAAATACAAATAAATAACCAATGCTTACATAATAAATATCTCGTTTACACAACCCGGCAGTAAAACTCGACGTCTTCGGCTACACGAGGGCAGTGGTTTGCGTTGTGCAGTAACGACTCTACCATGTCAGCGTGCAAGTCGTTACTGAAATCATCGTTCTTAATATGTGACAGCTCGTGTAATACGCCCTGAATTTGCCGTTCAGGGCATTTGTTTTTGTTGATTAATATGGTATAGGACCCGTCTTCATTCTCACGGACTACAGCCGTCTGAGACGGCTTTAATTCGGCATATAATAACGTAACGTTCATTAAGTGAATTCCCTCGCAGATTTAGGGAATACGGTATGTTTCCCATCAATGTGTTCATGCAAGTCCGATTTAATAGGGGCGTGCATTGAGTCTAATATAAAATCAATACCTTCTCTTCGTGCAAATTTTGCGGCCGGAACAAAGTCACTATCTCCGGAAATCAAAACTATTCGGGATACCTGCTTTTTCAATGCAAGGGATGTAATGTCAATCCCGATCCGCATATCGACTCCTTTTTGTTTTACATCCATTGAGAAATCAGACTCTTCTAAATTTGCCCAATCAATTTTTCCGGCACAAAGCTTTTTAATTTTTCCGTAATTAATTCGCCAACTTATATTGGTGTCGTCAATTTGTCCTAAGCGCAAAGCCATTTTCCTTTTCTTTTTTAATTCTTCGTGTAGTTGAAGTCTCCAAATACTACGTTCCGACCTGGACATGTCTATTTGTTTTTGAAGATACGGATGAAAAATTTTATTTTGTAATGGCGGGCAATCATAAAAGAAAATCCGGTATAATCGGTGACGCTCTTTTTCCTTATCATCCGTTAAATGATACTGAGTATATTTGCACAGCTTATGAGCGAGTTCTTGCGGCTCTAATCGACCGAATATATGTAAAGCTCGTTTTATGAAAAAAGCCCCATCTACTAAAATAGCTACGTTTTCCATGTATGTCTCCTATAATAAAAAAAATCCTTGGGGTCGGCCGTCTCTGGACAATTAGAGAGGCTTAGTGCCAAGGATTAGATAACAATATTTGCACCAAGTAGGTGTAAACATATAGTAAAATACCTTGGCTTTTTTGTCAATGAAAAAGAGTGGAAAATTATTTCCCTTCACGGGCTTTTAATTGTTCTATCATATTGACCACGAAGTCTATATCTTCCTTACTTAAATCCTTGCTAGCGTCGAACAGCAGCCGGTACTTAGGATTCGTCCGCAGCTCTTCGGCGTATTCGGCTACCTCCGGGTCGGTGTAGTAGCCTGCATCTTTTGTTTGCAGTGAAACGTCTTGCTCACCATCAAGAGTAGCGACTAAGGTATCTATGTTCATGTACATAGCAGACGCCAATTTTCTTAATGTTTCTAAAGACGGGATAATAGGTTTCCCGTTTTTAGAGTTTTTATTATTTTCTAACATAGAAATATATTGTTTTGTGAGTCCTGCTCTATCAGCAAATACTTGTAATGTAAGTCCATGTTCTTGCCTATAATCTCGCAAAATTTTACTCAGTTCCATAAAGACACATCCCTTGCAAGCGAATAACATTAATGTCAACTGTATTTTACATGTATGAAAATATTTTGTCAATTACGCTTGACAAAATATCTCAGTCACTGTACACTTGACTTGTCAAGTAAACTTGACCAAAAAGGAGGTGATGAAATGCAGGAAAGTAACTTAATCGAAAACAAAGTAAGGTATTGGCGAAAAAAAAGAGGCTTGACGCAAGACAGGTTAGCCGAACTGTCGGGCTTGTCGCGGGTATCTATTAGTGAGATTGAAAGAGGTACTGCAGATACTAAGATTTCTACGATTAAAGCACTTGCCAAAGCACTTAACGTAGAGTTTGCGGAGATTTTTCCTTAGCCCTAAAAGTCAAGTGCGCTTTACAAAACAACCGCAAACAAGGAGGTGAGGGGATGAAGTTATGCATAGGTGAAGGGATGGAAGCGTGGGCTGTGTGTCTGTTGTTGGCAGTATCGGTATTGACGGTTGTTAATACTGCCATCTCGGTGGGAATCACTCACAACATGCGTTGGTTTGAACGTCTGCGAGCTGATACGGCAGAGGGTGATCGATGGCGGCGGATAGCGATTCAAAACGTTATATTCACCATATATGTGGTAGTAATCTGGTGGCTGTTTCAAGTAAAAAATTAGTTATAAATCCCAGTATGTAGCTGATTATGATTAGTCCATAATTAATTTTATTGGCTTTTGTTGGTGCGAATAGATGGTGAAAGACACTTCTTGATTCATCGGTAAGCCAGACCTTAGGTGTTATGAGCTTTTCGAAAGATGTCGCCATTTTGGTAGAAATGTAGAAAGTTGCCAACAGCAGACCAATGCAAACACTAGCGTTCAGTATATTTTGGGAAGTTTGTTGTTTAGATGCTAAAAAGAACAAAAAAGCGGCAAAAGGAAACAACGTTAATGCTATACCACACATCTTATAATGGCGCACAACAAAACGCTCAATGGCAGAACTTTCCTCGTTGAACAGATTTTTGACTCTATGGGATAGACCGAGCAAGCGGTCATTATTAGCCTCATAACTAATTGTTGTTCCCGTATATAAATTATTAGTCAATTTTAAAGAAAAGATGGGTAGACGGCTGTCCTCGTCTGTGAGTATTTCAATTTCCAATTGCTCCAAATAATTAACCTTGTTTTCTGCGTAATAATCTGTGAACTCGGGGATAGTCGCTGATGAGATGTGATGTGTTGATATTCGAGTATTGTCAAATGATTTAAATATTTCAAGGAGATGCTCCAACGTGATAGGGGACACTGTAGAAACATACAATTGTTCAGAAGAAAAAACTACATTTCTTTTGTACATAGATTATCCACCCTTTCAAGATAAATTTTTAACGATTGCATAGATAATTATAGCGTATCACATTGGAAGGAAACAAAGAAAGGGGGGTGAGGGGATGGAAGAGAGGAGGTTTCACATGAAGTTGTGTATGACGGTCGAAGAGGCTGCCGAGGCGGCTTCTGTAAGCGATGAACAGATTCGCCGATGGGCGAACAGCATTGATTTTCCGAGCTTTAAAATCGGACAGCGAGGTGGAAAGCGTCTTATCCATGCAGAGGCCTTTAATGACTGGCTACGAAAACAGGCCGAAATGAGACAGGGGGAACGATACCGATGATTGAACTCGAAATCGCAACGTGTGTAATCGTCATCGCCGTTGTACTGGCGTGTATATGGATTGAGATACGGAAAGGAGCGTAACAATGAATGCAGACCAAATGATAAATCACATGATGACGGTTATTTACACCACTGCGGATGTGGAAGGTATCCAAGTAACAAGGCACTTTAGACCTCAAGAAATCGTCGACTCTACACTGGCTGCATGCCACAGTATTATCGATGGCAAACGCCTATCAGAGAGAGAAACAGCGGTGCTTATCGTAACGTTCGGAGACACATGGAGAAATTACATTCGGCGTGCCGGTAACGTTCTTATATCGTTCCATTTTGAATTAATCATTAGAAAGAGAGGGATGTAATGATGAAGGCTGCCACATTACAAAATCCGCCTGAGTGGATCAACCAAAGATACTATGAAATCCAAAATACGCCGACTCGTGTAATTCGAAGTCACGGTATCGGGTACTACGTTAAGGAAGGGTTAAAAGCAGCACTTACGTTAACGGCTATTTACTTTTTAATCGTCCTTCTAGCACTTCTTTAAAGGAGGTATTCATGAATTGCGAGAGTTGCCCGAATCGGGATTACTGCATTCCCGATGAGTGTATAGGAAATGGCCGCCCTCTGCAGCAACAGAAGACGGCCAAAACAATTAAAAATTAAATTTTCAACCAAAAGGAGTATATCACATGACAGTTAAAATTAACAGCCTAGCTATCGAAAACGTAAAGAGAGTAAAAGCCGTACAAATGGAATTAGCCCAAAATGGCCTTACCGTCATCGGCGGTCGTAACGGCCAAGGTAAAACGTCCGTCTTGGATGCTATAGCCTGGGCCTTAGGCGGCGATAAATTCAAGCCGTCCAATGCGGCAAGAGATAGCAGTACGATCCCGCCTGAAATTCATATTGAACTTTCCAACGGACTTATCGTCGAACGAAAGGGGGCGAAAAGCTCCCTTAAGGTCATTGACCCGACTGGTGAGAAAGCCGGACAGAAACTCTTGGACAGCTTCATCGAGAAACTGGCACTAGATTTACCGAAGTTTATGGGGATGAACTCAAAAGACAAGGCCAATACGTTACTGCAGATTATTGGCATTGGCGACGAATTGGCCGAACTCGACGCCAAAGAAGCACAGCGATATAACCGACGCCTTGAAATCGGCCGTATTGCTAAGCAGAAGAAGTCATACGCCGATGAGCTTGAGTATTATCCCGACGCTCCGACTGAACCGGTCAGTGCCTCAGACTTAATTAAGCAACAGCAAAAAATTTTGGCTCAGAACGGCGAGAATCAACGTAAGCGTGAACAGTTAGCTAAGATGACGGAAGAACACGAAACGCTTATCGCCCGGATTGCTCAGCTTAAAGCCTCTTTAGAAGAAGCCCAGGCTAAACAAGAGTCGCTGTTAGCCGATATGGAGACGGCTCAAAAAACCGTTAATGAGCTTATTGATGAAAGTACTGAAGAATTAGAGACCAATATCGCTCAGGTCGACGATATTAATCGTAAGGTCCGTGCTAATCAGGAAAAGGAAAAAGCCCAGGCCGAAGCCGAAGAGTTGTCAGCTGAATATAACGGACTGACGGCCGAAATTGAAGCCGTCAAGGAAGCAAAGAACGAACTTCTTAATAAAGCAGATTTACCGCTTCCGGAACTTGGCGTTAAAGACGGCGAACTCATCTATAAAGGTCAGCAATGGGACGGCATGTCGGGAGCTGAACAGCTTATGGTAGCCACGGCGATTATTCGTAAGCTAAACCCCGAGTGCGGATTTGTTCTCATGGATAAGCTCGAACAAATGGATCAGGAAACACTTAAAGAGTTCTCTGATTGGCTCACTCACGAAGGACTTCAAGTTATTGCTACGAGAGTCGGAACGGATGATAGCTGCAGCATCATTATTGAAGACGGTTACATTAAAGACTCGACACCGCAGCCGGTAGAAGCAAAGAAATGGGAAGCCGGTAAATTCTAAAGGAGGTAGCTATGAAAATAATTACAGGAAAGCAAGAGCGATACCAGAAAGTCGTTGTATATGGTCCTGAAGGAATAGGGAAAAGTACATTTGCCGCACAATTCCCCGATCCCTTGTTTATCGATACAGAAGCAGGAACGGCTCACATGGACGTGGCAAGGCTGGAACGTCCGACGTCCTGGGCGGTACTTATGGAATATGTCCAAGAGCTTACGAAAGACCACCAAGGCTATACCACCTTAGTTATCGACACAATCGACTGGGCAGAACAGCTCTGCGTACAGCATATTTGCTCTAAGTACCAAGTGAGCGGGATTGAAGATATCGGGTATGGCAAGGGATACGTCTATGAGAAGGAAGAATTCGGACGGCTGCTTAATAAGCTCCAGGATTTAATTGAAAGTGGGATGAACGTGGTTCTCACGGCTCATGCCATGGTGCGAAAATTCGAACGGCCTGACCAACCTCCGTACGATCGGTATGAACTCAAGCTCAACAAAGCCGCCAGTCAGAAGATTTCAGATATGGTCAAAGAGTGGGCGGATATGCTACTTTTTGCCAACTACAAAGAGGAAGTTTTGAAAGTCGATAGCAAGGACGGTAACAGTAAGAAGGTCCGTGTCTCAGGTGGCCAGCGTGTGATGTATACGAGTCATCATCCGAACTGGGACGCTAAGAACCGGCACGGATTGAAGGAATGCTTACCCTTCGAATTTGCCCAAATCGAAAATTGTATACCTAAAAATATTCAAAAATCGCAAGTTGAAGAGAAGCCTGTAGAGGAAATGAAAACCCCTCCGAAAGAAGAAACGCCGAAAGAAGAACCTGTCGTAAAGACCGAACCTCAAAAGAAAGCTAAGGAAGACGACGGGATCCCGAAAGACCTGAAGAAGCTTATGGAAGCACGAAATATCACAGAAGCTGAAATACAAGCCGTTGTAGGAAGTAAAGGGTACTTCCCGGCTGATATGAGAATTAAGGACTACCCGAAAGAATTTATAGACGGTTGCTTAATTGCCGCATTCGATACTGTGGCTCAGGCAGTAGAAGCCAGCCGAGATGAAAACGTACCGTTTTAATAATAAGGAGGAATTTTATCATGGCAGAAGAAAGAGCATTTAGTTGGGACGAAGAAATTGAAGCAGTGGAAAACGAGTTCGTCGACATACCTGCAGGAGACTATGACTTTAAGATTAGCAACTTCGAACGAGGCTATTTTGAAGGAAGCGAGAAAATGCCCGCTTGCAACGAGGCAAAAATCACTTACGAAGTAAACGTAAACGGTCAGAAAGGCCGAATTAAGCAGAACCTCTTCTTACACAGTAAATCACAATGGCAGCTCACCGGATTTGCCCGTGCCATCGGACATATGAAGAAAGGCGATGACAAGTTCACGATCCGCTGGAACGAAGTCCTCGGAGCGACCGGTCGCTTTAAGATTAAGCTTCGGGAATATAACGGAAAGACTTACCCGAACGTCGACCGGTTCTACGACAAGGAAGAATCGGGTAAAGAGTGGACTCAAGGAGCCTTTTAATCGTGGGCATTGAGCTTCGTCCCTATCAGCAGGCGGCGGTCGACGCCGTCCTGCATGAGTGGGACATAGGTCATAACAAAACATTACTCGTCTTGCCCACAGGATGCGGCAAGACGATTTGCTTCGCTAAGATTGCCGAATCTCAAGTACGAGTCGGTAATAGAGTTTTAATACTGGCACATCGTGGAGAACTCCTGGAACAAGCAGCCGATAAAATAGCGAAAGCTACAGGCCTAAAATGTGCTGTAGAAAAAGCCGAGCAGACGGCTCTTCAATCTTGGTATCGAATTACCGTCGGCAGTGTTCAAACGCTAATGCGTGAGAAACGACTGTCTCAGTTTTCTCCTGATTACTACGACACTATCATTATCGATGAAGCTCATCATTCTATTTCAGATAGCTACCAGAACGTTTTAAACTACTTCTCTAACGCTAGAGTCCTGGGTGTTACGGCAACGCCTAACAGAAGCGATATGCGTAACCTCGGACAGATATACGACAGCCTGGCGTATGAATACAAACTTCCGCAAGCGATTAAGGCCGGATACCTTGCTCAAATCGTCGCACAGACCATCCCTCTGCAATTGGACATTGCACATGTCGGCATGGCGGCAGGCGATTACAAAGTAGGTGAACTCGGAACGGCTCTTGAGCCGTATCTTGATAAGATTGCCGAAGAAATGGTGACATACGCTAAGGATCGAAAGACCGTCGTATTCTTACCGCTGGTGGAAACGAGTAAGAAGTTTTGTCGATATCTTCGTAAATACGGCTTTAAAGCCGCCGAAGTAAACGGCAATAGCCAAGATAGGGCAGAAGTCCTTAAAGACTTTGAGGACGGGAAATACGATGTTCTATGTAACAGTATGCTTCTGACTGAAGGTTGGGATTGTCCGTCTGTGGATTGCATTATCGTTCTGCGAGCGACAAAATCCCGAGCCTTATATAGCCAAATGGTAGGCCGTGGCACTCGATTACACGAAGGAAAAGAGAACGTACTGTTGCTGGATTTCCTATGGAACACGGAACGGCACGAGTTATGTCGACCTGCCCATCTCATAAGCAAAGATGAAGACATCGCAAAGAAAATGACGGAAAAACTTGAAGACTCGGCGGTTCCGATTGATATTGAAGAACTCGAAAAAGAATCTGAATCGGATGTTGTTGCTGAACGGGAACAAGCCTTAGCTGAAAAGCTTAAGGAAATGAAAAAGCGCAAACGTAAGCTTGTGGATCCGCTACAGTTTGAAATGTCCATTCAGGCTGAAGACTTATCAGGATACGTGCCGTCGTTTGGTTATGAAATGGCGCCGCCGTCTGTAAAACAAATTCAAGCCCTTGAAAAATTCGGCATCTTTGCCGATGAGATTGAAAATGCAGGTAAGGCTTCACTTCTTTTAGACAGATTAAAGAAACGCCAGGATATGAGCCTCTCAAGACCGAAACAAATACGCTTCCTGGAGTCTCGTGGTTTCCAGCACGTCGGGACATGGACGTTTGACCAGGCCTCTTCTATGATTGCTCGAATCTCCATGAATAATTGGAGAATTCCGAATGGCGTAACGCCTGAAACCTATATCCCGGCGTAGTCCGATAAAGGAGATGAAAAAGCAATGCGTAAAATCAACTTAATACCTTTATTGGACTACATCGACCCCGCCTTTTGCGATTATCAGGAATGGCTACAGGTCGGAATGGGGCTTAAAGAAGAGGGCTATGACATTAGCGACTGGGAATCTTGGAGTGCCAAAGACATCACTCGTTATCACGCCGGAGAATGTGCTAAGAAATGGGCAACGTTCACAGGCCACTATAACGGAAGTCCCGTTACGGGAGCTACTATCGTAAACATGGCCAAAGAAAACGGCTGGACCGCCACACCTCATTTACCCGATCGGGCGTATGGATGGGATGATGAAATCATTGCCGACGAAGAAGTCATTATCGATAAAAACTGGGTAGAAGGACGAGAAATTGAAGACCCCGGCGATAACTGGAATCCCGCTAAAGATTTAATTACTTATTTAGAGCTTCTCTATGACAGCTCTGATTACGTCGGCTACGTTACAGAGTCGTGGGAGCAAGACGGAAAATTCTTGCCGTCTAAGGGAAAATTTAAGCGTACAGCAGGGGAGCTTATCCATGCACTGTCAGAGTGTGACGGCGATATTGGTGCCGTCCTGGGTGATTATAATCCCGATGTAGGGGCTTGGATTCGCTTTAACCCGCTAGACGGGAGAGGCGTTCGCAATGAGAACGTAACGGAGTTTAAATACGCCTTAGTTGAATCGGACTGTATGCCCATCGACAAGCAAAACGAAATCATCCGTAAACTGGAACTTCCTGTTACGTGTATGGTTTACAGCGGTGGCAAATCCGTTCACGCCATCGTTAAAGTAGACGCTGCCAATTACGACGAGTATCGCAAACGGGTCGATTATCTTTATAACATTTGTCGTAAAAACGGCCTTGAAATCGACGTTCAGAACCGAAATCCGAGCCGCCTAAGTCGTATGCCCGGCGTTACCCGCAAAGATAAAAAGCAGTTCCTTGTTGATACGAATATCGGTAAAAGCAGTTTCGCCGAGTGGCAGACGTGGATCGAATCGATTAACGACAATTTACCGGAGCCTGAAAGCCTTCGGGACTTCTGGAATAATCTGCCGCCGTTGGCCCCGCCGCTTATCGAAAACGTACTTCGTAAGGGTCATAAAATGCTATTGGCAGGACCGTCTAAGGCGGGTAAGTCCTTTGCCCTTATAGAACTTGTCATCGCCATTGCCGAGGGGCGTAAATGGCTGAATTGGGAATGCTCCCAGGGACGAGTCCTGTATGTGAACTTGGAGCTTGACGCCGCTTCTTGCCTGCATCGATTTAAAGACGTATATACGGAGCTTGGCTGGGAAGCCCGCAGCCTTTCTAATATCGATATATGGAATCTTAGAGGAAAGTCCTTACCTATGGATAAGCTCGCTCCGAAACTTATCAGGCGAGCTGTTAAACAGGAATACACGGCGATTATCATCGACCCGATTTATAAAGTCATTACAGGCGATGAGAACAGTGCTGAACAAATGGCTCATTTTTGTAATCAATTCGACCGTATCGCAACGGAGCTTAATTGCTCGGTCATTTATTGTCATCATCACTCCAAAGGCGCTCAGGGCGGTAAACGGGCTATCGATAGAGCTTCAGGGTCGGGAGTGTTCGGTCGTGACGCCGACGCACTGCTTGACATGATTGAGCTTGACGCTGAACAAGTCGGGTCCTCTCGTTCAGCTTGGCGTATTGAAGGAACGCTTCGTGAGTACGCTTCATTCAGGCCTGTAAACGTTTGGTTCGATTACCCTGTTCATCGCATTGACGATACAGGAACGCTTGAGACGATTAAGCTTGATGTCGATATGACGCCATCCGAAAAAGGCGTAAAAGCAAGACAGAAGAAAGCCATAGGAAGAATGCAAAATCTTGAGGCGGCATATAATGCGTGCCTCATCTCGGGCGAGGTCACTATTGACGATATGGCAGAGTATCTTGATGTCAGCCCTAAAACCCTTCGAAGAGATATCAACAGCTCGGAAGCATTTACCGTAAAAAGCGGTAAAGTAGAAAGAAACATCGATGAATAATTATTCGCCGAAAACGCCGTATATGCATAAATATAGGGACAAAAATCGGGACATAACCCTATATATATTAGGTAATGTCCCTTGCATAAAAAGTCCGCAATTGTCATGGGACGAACAAAGGGTTGGAAAACGGCTTTGACGTTGCCGTTTCCCTTAACACCCTTTGTCCGTCTGACAGGACAATAAGCGCCCTCGGCGTTTTCCTAGAAAGGAGTATGCAATGAAATTAAAGTTTTTCTTGCCGATGATGATTCCGTCGGCCACTCATCAGGAAAAGAAAATTATGGTAGTAAACGGTAAGCCTGTAGTATATGAGCCGCAGAATGTAAAAGATGCCCGCCAGAAGTTCATGGCAGCCCTTGTCGTTTACGCTCCTAAGACTCCGTTTACGGGTCCTGTAAGGCTTTCGACGACGTGGATATATTTAGCGACTACTGCTCATCCTGTAAAGAGTTGGAAAACAACAAAGCCCGATACGGACAATTTGGTGAAGCTCTTAAAAGACGTGATGACGGATTTGGGCTTTTGGACAGACGATGCTCTTGTCGCTTGTGAAGAAATTCAAAAATTTTACCTTGATAAGCCCGGACTTTATATCGAGATAGAGGAACTTACCAATGGCTAATCAAGAGGTCGTAAAACGAGCCAGAAGTGCCTTTAAGGAGATTCTAAATGAAATGGAACACCCCCAGTTTGATTTACTTCGGCGGGATCCTGAAATTAAGAACCTCGTTGAACGCCTTGTCCGCAAAGTAGAAGAGGCCCGTAATCCGAAAAGCTGGCCGATTGAAGAATATCACGACGACTATAAAAAGAAGCACCCCGAAGACAGTAATCTATGGGTATGGCTATTTCTACATGCAGCCTTTATTAACTCCGAACTTGCCGATGTGCTTTGTTTTCTTCGTGGTCGTGGCTGCGTGCTTATCCCCGATGACCGTTTCGGGTATGTTATTCGTCCTGTGATTGGTAAGGACGGATTTAACAGTCAGGAAGAATATAACCAAATCAAGGAGCCGCTGGCTGATTACGGAGAACCTCTGGTTAAGTTGCTAAAGAAAATGAAAGCCTTAGTTGACTGTGGCAATATCTTACCGCAAAAAGAACTACAACAAACGACACTGGAAGGAGAATCGTAATGACCAATATCGCAAGAAATCCTATTAACGGACAAGTTGATCCGGAAGACGCTGCCGTGTTATTGGCTAATATATCTGCGGATTTAGCACGAGTTCGTGAGGCTGTTTATAGAGATAACGAAATGGACATGGACTGCAAAGACATGGCGCTTAGTGCAATTGATGCAGCCTTTCGAGACCTCGATAGAGCGTATAGTTATCTCGAAGAGTAGGAGGTACGGCATGAATGCAAAAGAATATCTTGAATACATTCGCAGTCTTGAAGTTAGGCTGCGGATGAAAGAAGAGCGAATCGCTCAGCTTCAGCATGACATATGCAGCCTTCAAGCCTTGGATTACGCTAAAGATAAAATCACCGGCGGTAGCCCCATAGACGTGTCCGATAAGATTGCCCGCCTGGACGAGCTTATTCGGGATACTAATCGTGAGTGGGATGAGTTGATAGAAATGCGTGAACAAGCGAAGACCCTTATAGCAAAGCTTGAAAGTGCCACTCAGCAAGAAGTGTTAACTAAGCGATACATTCAGAATAAACGGTGGGAACAAATTGCTGTTGAGATGAATATCACTTGGCGACATACCTTCCGAATCCATCGAGCGGCACTAGATGGATTTTCTCAGAAGATGGCATTAAATGTCAGTATCTTGACATGATATGATGTAGAAGTAAAAAGTACGGAAAATACCGTACACACAATCATTCTAAGTAGTTTTATTTACAGCCGAGGCGGCGTCCATTAAGGGCGTCGCCTTTGCCATGAAAAAAAAGAAAAAGCCCTACCGAAGTAGAGCTTTTCTTTAGCCAATAGGGAGCGACCCTAATGACCGGGTGTGTGGTCTTGGCAAGACTATTTTTTCTTCTTGCCGACCGGAATATAAATCGGCCATGCACGTTTTCCGTAATCACGGGCGTACAGGCGTTTACCGGTCTTCGGATTTGTTACCCATGCACGGAAAATCACAAATCCTTTGAATTTCGAATCTGCCATGACTTTCACCTCGCTTTCTATTGAATTTGAGGTGTGGCGCCACACAGAAAAAGTATAGCACATGCGTTTCTAAAAAACAGAATGATTGCGTAATAAAGAAATAACCCCACGACACTATGCCGCAGGGTTATTTCCCACGAGAACTAGACGCAGAGCAAATATATTCTTCGTCTTACCTAAATCGTACGCTGTTGACTTAGGCTGTCATGGGACTCGAAATTCACCATTAATATATATTTTATTTTGGAGATTGTAAAGTGCCCTGAGAAGTCATTATTTGGCAATAAAATACTACATATGGTTACTTTTAAACTAAAAGAAAAGAGATAATCAATATATCGTGTAGGCTATACCTATTTATCAAATCGAAATGTAATTTTAGTGATAAATAGCATAGATAAATGCGTGCCTGTATTTGGAGGCTTTATGACGTGTAAAACGGAAATTCAGTGCTGCCGTCGTTCCTGCCTGAACAATTCTAAAGGTGTATGCTCTGCTAACAAAATACATATCGGGGGAACTGGCACGTGCAAATGTTTCGTTGCAGCCAAAGACGTTATGAATCGTTCCAAATACGGCACACAAAGGAGGTGACGATAGCGGTTACATGTTGAATAAGAGACAAGAAAAATTCTGTATTGAGTATCTGGTGGATTTAAATGCGACTCAGGCCGCTATCCGAGCCGGATATAGTGAGTTAACTGCTTACTCGATTGGTTCACGACTGTTGAAAAAAGTTGAAATTAAAAACCGTGTCAAAGAACTACAAGACGAGTTCTTCAAAGACCGAATCATGAGCATCGCAGAAGTCGAGGGTCGACTGGCGGCATTGGCTCGGGGGGAGGTTAAAGAAGAGGTAGTTGTGGTTGAGGGTACAGGAGAAGGATGCAGCCGTGCACGAATTATACAAAAGCATGTTGACGCCAGGGCCCAGCTAAAGGCTTTAGAGCTTATCGGTAAACGAAACAATTTGTTTAGTGCCGATACGGCGATTGAAGTCAATCCGATTATGATTGTCGGTGGTGATGACGTTGCAGACTAATTACGACGTCGTGAATATTGCCGATATAGTGGGCAAGGGCTATGGAGAATTTTGGAGGTTTAAAGGCCGATATAAGGTAGTTAAAGGGAGTCGCGCCAGTAAGAAATCATCCACGCAGTCATTACGAGTTATATATGAGATTGTGAGCAATTCTGTTATTAATTGGCTTGTAGTGCGCAAGACGGAGCGAACGCTTCGGGATAGCTGTTTTGCACAGCTTAAATGGGCCATGCGAAGGCTGCACGTTGAAAAGTATTTTAGGTGCAGCGTATCGCCGTTAGAGATTACTTATATTCCTACGGGACAGAAAATCCTGTTCAGAGGCCTTGACGATCCATTAAAAGTTACGTCCATCACCGTCGATTCAGGTTGCTTGTGTAGACTCTGGATTGAGGAAGCGTATGAGATAACAAAAGAGGATGACTTTAACCGACTTGATGAAAGCATTCGTGGGCAATTGCCCGAAGGGATGTATCATCAGGTCGTTTTAACTTTTAATCCATGGTCTGATAGGCACTGGTTGAAGAAACGGTTTTTCGATACGCCTAGTCCGAACGTACTGGCAATGACAACGAATTATCGATGCAACGAGTTCCTAAGTCAATCGGATTTACTCCTGTTTGAAGAAATGAAGAAGAACCCAAGACGATATGCCGTTGCCGGAGAAGGGGATTGGGGTGTTGTTGATGGGCTTGTATATGAAAACTGGAAGGAACAAGTGTTTGACTGTGCTGAAATCAGGAACCAAGAAGGAGTGGAGGCTGCCTTCGGTTTGGACTTCGGGTATACAACGGATCCTGCTGCATTATTCTGTTCAGTGGTGAATCAGAAGAATAAAAAAATATATGTATTTGATGAGTTATATCAAACAGGGCTAACCAACCAACAATTAGCTAAGCGCATCGAAAGCATGGGGTATGCTAAAGAACGAATAAGAGCCGACGCAGCCGAGCCTAAGAGCATTGAAGAATTGTACCAGGCAGGGATATCCCGAATTGTAAAATCCCGAAAGGGTAAGGACAGTGTATTAAACGGGATCCAGAGAATACAAAACTACGAGCTAATAATTCACCCCAGGTGTGTGAACTTCTTACAAGAAATAAGTGTGTATCAATGGGCTAAAGACCGTTTTGACAGATATACGGGGAAGCCGGAAGACAATAACAATCACTTAATGGATGCTATGCGGTATGCCTGTGAAGATATTGGAGTAGAACGGTTCTCGTTTGATTTGGGGGTATAGAATGTTTTGGACTGACATAATAAATCGAGCGTTGCGTGATAACGCACCGATGAGTAAGCGACAGTTTTTGAGTCGTGAGTTGCAAAAGTGGATAAGCAGCAAGGAACGCAAGGCGATGATAACAGGCCGCCAATATTACCAAGGCGAGCAAGATATATTACGTAAAACTCGAGCCGTAACTGACACAGGCGGCAAAACAGTGGTGCTGGCCAATTTGCCTAACAATAAGATTGTGGACAATCGTTTCGATGACCTTGTTGATCAAAAAGTGAATTACTTACTAGCAAAACCGTTCGTCGTAGAAACAGACGACGAGGACATAAAAGACGTCTTTACACCGAGTGTACGGCGTAAGCTCAAGAGTGTAGGGAAAGACATGTTGACCGGTGGCGTTGGGTATCTGCATCCGTATATCGACGAATCAGGGGCATTGCAGTTTAAGCGTATGAAGCCTGAGCAGGTGTTACCGTTCTGGAGCGATGAAGAACGAGAACGCCTTGATGCCTTTGCTTATGTATACGAGATTGACGTGTATGAGGGAATTATGGACCGCAGAATGACCAAGGTTGAATTTTACGACCGTACGGGCGTTCAGTATTACGTGTATGAAAATGGCAGTCTTGCCGATGACCGAGACCGTGAAAGCACGGCGAATTTTGCCATTGATGACAAGCCGTACAACTGGAATAACGTGCCGCTTATCGCCTTTCGCATGAATGAAGAAGAGCAGCCGTTAATCGCCAAGGTGAAGAGCTTGCAGGACGCACTCAATACGATGCTGTCGAACTACGCCGACAATATGCAGGAAGATATCCGCAGCACAATTCTTGTTATCAAAAACTACGACGGTACCGAGCTTGATAGCTTTCGGGCTAACCTAGCACAGTACGGAGCAATTAAGGTCCGGACAGTCGACGGGGTAGAAGGTGGCGTGGAAGCTCTTCATATTGAGGTGAACGCAAGCAATTACGAGGTCATTATTAAGTTGCTCAAGAAGGCAATCATCGAGAATGGCCGAGGGTTCGATAGCAGAGATGATCGCATGAGTAACAACCCGAATCAGATGAACATAACGTCGATGTACTCAGACATTGACCTCGACGCAAACGAAATGGAAATGGGCATTCGTGAAGGACTCGACCGAATGTTGTGGTTTATCAATACCTATAGGGGCTTAAGCGGTAAAAAGGCTGTTGAGGATGTCGACTTTACGTTTAATCGTGATTTGCCGATGAACGAGGGTGATATTATTACGAATTGCCGCAACTCCGTAGGCGTTATCAGCAATGAAACCATTCTCACTAATCACCCGTGGGTTAAAGATGTAGCCGAAGAAATGAAGCAGTTAGAGGCCGAAAAGGCGACAAACGAACCCGATTATATAGGTGATGACCATGCCGAGTAATTACTGGGCGAAGCGGTACGAAGACGAATCCGAACGAGCCTTTGGGCTTGGTAAGATGACAAGTAAAAATCTACGTGAACAGGCCGATGTAATCATCAGGCGTATGGAGAAGAACGTAAACGACTGGTATCAGCGGTATGCCGATGAGAACGGTATAAGCCTTGCCGATGCTCGTAAAGAGTTAAATGCGAGGGAGTTAAAGGCCTTCAAGATGACGCTTGAAGAATACCGCCGACAATCCGAGCAAGAGGGGTTATCGGAAGAGCATCAGAAAATGCTAAAACAGGCGTCTATACGCAAGCGGCTCGACCGCGAGCAGGAGTTATATATCAACACAGTTCACGAGCTTGAACGGTGGGCAAAGACTCAAGACACTGATATATCGGATCTATTGAATAAGGTATATGAAAGTACGAATTATCGTACTGCACATTTAACGCAGACAATGAAGGGCGAGTATGGCAAATATGGACAAGTAGATCCGAACACTGTACAACGCATTATCCATTCGCCGTGGGCACCTGACGGCAAAGACTTCTCCGAACGCATATGGGACAACCGTAAGAAGTTGGCTAAGACAATGCAAAGCGAATTTACACAGGCGATGATAATAGGCCAAGGTACGGCCGATATATCAAAGGCCATTGCGAAAAATATGAACACGTCGTATAGCAATGCCAACAGACTGGTCGAAACGGAACTCGCACGGGTACATTCACAAGCGTTTATGGACTGCATGGCCGAACTTGACGTTGACGCTGTGGAGATATTGGCCACACTCGACAGCAAGACAAGCCCTATCTGCCGTCGTATGGACGGTAAGGTCATACAACGTAAGGACGCAAAACCCGGGGTTACGATACCGCCATTTCACTGTCATTGTCGAAGCACGACGGTTCCATATTTAGGCGATGACCTTGCCGATATTGCCGGAAGCGGAACAAGGGCCGCAAGGGATCCGAAGACGGGTAAAACGGTATTCGTTGAGGGTGAACTAGATTATGGGGATTGGGAAGATGTGTACGTCAAGCAGTCAAAGACGTTGAAGGACATAAGGCCGCAAAGCGTGCAAAGTACTATGAGACCCGATGCAGGACACTACAAGGCATACGATAAAGGATTGCCGCAAGAAATGCCGAAGAACACGGGAAAGGTACCGCCGCACGGCAAAGGTGAGCCGACAACGCCATATGATGTTAATCGAGAAGCCGTAAATGCAAAGCAATGGTTCGATGCGATTAAGGCCTTAGGATTTTCCCGACAGGTCACTCGCCTAATTCGTAAAGAGGCACTAAAATGTCTCACAAAGAACGACGGTATTAACCGAGAAAGGGGCATTATTATGTCAACGGATGGGCGCATTATCGGTGAAGAGTCTTTCGGTGCAATCGGTGGCAATAACGTGAGAATCCATATCCCTGACCCTCCGAAGGGGCATAAAAAGCACGCTGATAATTCGTTGATAGTTATTCATAATCACCCTAAAAACATTCCGTTTTCAATAGCGGATATAACCGCATACTTACGCAACCCGAGCATTCATACAGCCATTGTTGTATGTCCTAATGGCAGTATTTATTCCATACAAAACATAAGAAAAGACATGAGCAAAAAGCAGGTTGACGTACTTGAAAAAGACATACAGACCTTGTATACTAACCTTGAAAAGAACCATACAACAGGCAGGTCGTTAACGCTCTTGTTGAAAGATTTGGAATTACGGGGGGTCTTAAAGTATTATGAAGCATAATAAAAAATATCTTGTGCAAGATGATAGTCAGTGTGCGCACGATGTGGATAATTGGAAACCGAGCGGGTTAACTCCCGAAGAAATTGAAAAAGAGACGGAAAAGGCATTCGCAAAGTTTGATGAAGCATTCAAGAGAAATATGGGCGAAAAATAAGCACTCGTGATAATACGGGTGCTTATTTGGTGCTAGAAAGAGGTAATATGATGAAGAAAATCAATCCATAGGAGGCTAAAAAATGAGAAAGTTATTTAAAAGCACGGTGATTGACAAGGCTACATTGTTAGGTGAAAGCGTAACCAATAGATATGCACTAGCAAAATGCACGGCGCGCCTCGAATGGCATAAAGTTATGGATGATGTGCCGGCGTTAGGGAATAAGCGAATTACAAAATGTTATCATGTTGCTTTAGTTGTTACTTATGAGCATCATGACGTAAAAGATTTACCACTAGAGCGACTACAGTCCTTTAGAATTGTTGGAGAAGTAAAAGATCGTCATGATATAATCCAAGACGTTAATATTGGGCATTTAAAATTAATAGACGATGAGTTAAATTTAATTGAAGACGGTACGTGCATGTTTGAATTATGTTGCACGCAGGATGAAATTAAAGAACTCATGAACTTGTATAATTAAATATTTCAGCACTCACAATTGTGGGTGCTTTTTTCATGCCTTTTTAGTATTGCAGGCGAAAAAGAACAAGACCGTAACGAGTGGTGTGGCACTCGAAAATAAAGCGTAACAGGAAGGAGTCATAAGGAATGACAAAAGAAGAATTAAAGGCGTTAGGCGTAACGGACGAAGCTGCGGATAAGATTGTGGAGGATTACGGAAAGAATTACGTATCGAAAGCACAATTCAACGCAACGAATGAAGAGAAGAAGGCAGCCAAAACGGAACTGGCACAAATCAAAACGGAACTTGACGGCCTAAAAGAAAAAGCCAAAGGCAACGAGGATTTGAGCAAGCAAATTGAAGACCTCAAAAAGCAAAGCGAAGCCCGTGAACAAGAGTATGCACAGAAAGTTAAAAACATGGAAATCGACGGGATTGTCGACCGTGCTTTATTAACGGCAAAGGCCAAGAGCGTAAAGGCCGTGCGTGCCCTGCTCGACCTTAACGATGCAGAGGTTGAGGACGGAAAAATCAAGGGCCTCGATAAGCAGATTGAGAAGCTCGTAACGGAGGCTGGGTATCTCTTCGGTGACGATAAGCCGAACGTAAGGGGGGCAACGCCTGGAGACCCTGGCGGAAACAAGCCGAACGGAGGCGTAACGAAAGAACAATTCAACAAAATGTCGTATGGTGAACGAGTCAAGTTATATAACGAGGATAAAGAACTGTACGACCAGTTAACGAACGGAGGAGAATAACAACATGCCTACAAGTGCAAACGCAACAAAATTAGCAAACCTTGTCAATCCTGAGGTTATGGGGGATATGATTGCGGCAGGCTTGCCGAAAGCAATTAAATTTACGCAAATTTGTAAAATTGACAACACTCTTGAAGGTCGTCCCGGTAGCACTATCACAATTCCGGCGTTTAAGTACATCGGCGATGCACAGGACGTGGCCGAAGGTGCTGCAATCGACGTATCTAAGCTTGAAGCAAGCACGGCACAGGTATCTGTAAAAAAAGTCGGTAAAGCGGCAGAAATTACAGACGAAGCGGCTTTGTCCGGATACGGCGACCCGGTCGGCGAAACACAGCGTCAGCTGTTGATGTCTATCGCAAGCAAGGTCGATGAAGATATTGTAACGGCGTTGGGGACGACAACGCTTACGGTTACCGACACGAACGAAATCTCGTATGACGGAATCGTAAACGGGGTCGATAAATTCGCCGAAGAAAGCGACGTTGCGAAGGTGCTTTTCATTCACCCTGAACAGCTGTCAAAAATCCGTAAGGACCCGGCTTTCATCGACAAGACTAAATACGGCGGTGATTTAATGATGACCGGAGCAATCGGATCTATTTGTGGTTGCGAAGTCGTTGTATCTCGTCGTGTACCGAAAGCCGGCGGCAATTTTACCAATTTCATGGTACAGATGAGTGCGGCAGAAACAGACGGACAGCCCGTAATGCCGGCCGTAACCATTTATGTCAAGAAGGCCGCAGACGTTGAAACGGACCGAGACATTTTAGCAAAAACAACGGTTATTTCAGCGGCAGAACATTACGCAGTCGGCTTAACCAATCCGGCTAAAGTCTTAAAAATGACATTCAAAGCCGTATAACAAGGAGGGTTATCAAATGGGTATGCTGATACGACGGCACCGAGAAACGGCCGCAGATATAGACATGGAGCAGTCGGAAGTGATGAACACCGAGAACGTGGACGTTCAGGAAGAAGAGCCTTTAACGGAAGAAGTGCAGGCCGATGAAGATGCACAAGCCACTCAAGTGAAGACGACAAAAAAAGCAAGTAAGAAGGCCCAGGCCGATGAATAAGTACACGGAGAAGGTTATCACGCTTGCCGAAGACTTGACCGGATGCCCGGATGTCGCCGCCTTTGAAACCTCGATTGATTTTATCTCCGAGGTTGTTGAACGGAGCATACTCAACGATATAAATCAAGCAGAGGTTCCCGTCGAGCTTGAGCGGGTCGTCACATATCGAACACTTGGAGAACTAATCAAAATGCAGGGCAAAAATATTCTTGGTGATACCGATGACATGGCAAAATCAATCGAAATTGGCGATACGAAAATCGAGTTTAACGGCGAGTCTTTGTCTGTGCGTCTGACTACATTAGCAGATGCATTAACGAATTACGGCAAGGGGGAATTGGCGTGTTACCGACGGCTGAAATGGTAAGACGAGCGAGGCAACAGCTCGAAAAAATGTATGAGATGAGTGCGTTCGTGTATGCCGATGTGAGCAAGCAAGATGAAGACACGGGCATCGTTACGTCTAAGCCGAAGAACACGGGCATATACCCTTGCCGTATATCGTATAAGACAAGCACGACCGGAACGGGTGAAGGGGTAGCATCCTTCACTCAGTCTATCGTGCTGTTTACATATCCGGATGCGAAGATTCCGAAGGGGTCACGCATCGCCGTATCGCATAACGAAGGGGTGACCTGGTATAAGGCGGCATCCACTCCGGCACATTACGATACGCATCAGGAAATTCAACTCGAATTACTGGAGAAGCGATAATGGCTAAGGTTGAATTTGATATAAGCGAGTTTGAGGATTTCTCCACAAGACTTAAGAAGCTCGGGAACGCTGCACAAGTACAAGGCGTTTTGCAGGCCGGAGTGAACAAAATGGCAGCGGCTTATATCCGTGAAGCGAAGAAAAACACGCCCGTTGGTAAACGTGGATCAGTTAAAGCCTTTGCCGGCAAGGATAGAAACGGGCAGGCAAAGTACATAACGTATCATTACAACACGCAACAGACACGGAATGCGTGGCGTGTGAACTCAGCGAAAGTCGTAGGAACGACGGCATTTGCAAGGGTGTATAACCTATCTAAATATGCATCGTTTTTGAATGACGGGCATCGGCAGGAAGTTGGACGGTATGTCCCGATGCTTGGCACTCCGATTGGCGGCGTAGTACATGGGGCAAGACTCAAAAAACCTTGGGTTGAGGGCTTGCACATGCAAGAGAAGGCTGAAAATTTCGTCGAACGTAACGGGAATAAGTTATTAAACAGTGCGATGAGGGGGTATCTGCGTGAACTCGATAAGTAACATTCTTACGGGCATTGCGACGGCCGTTCACAAGGAAACAGGGCGACCGGTATACCTCGAATTTAAGGAAAACGGGGCAGAATTCCCGTGCTTTTATGTTAGCCTTGTAAATTCGTCCGAGGATTTGCACGTTTCTAGCCTGTACGACCGGATGAACGATTTCGAGATACTCTACTTTCTTAATGAAGAAGACCTACCGGAGGACGTGCGAGGCGAACTTCACGACGTGGGCGAACGACTGTATTCGGTTTTAGAGTACATAACGGTCGACGGCCAACTGATGAGAAGCAAAAAGCGTTCGTATAAGGTGACGGACGGCGTGATGCATTTTTTGTTGACCCTGGAAGATTTGCGACGCAAAGCCGGGAAACGACAAGAGGCGATGCGTCAAGTCGGAATCACGGAAGGAGTTAAAAATGGAAACAGCGACCAATAAAAATACAGAAGTCGCCGCAAAGGAAGAGCCGAAGAACATCGTCGAGCGGTTCGATAAGGTGACTATATTACAATCTGACCGATTTAAGCGGTATCGAGATATTCTTGATACTGTATTGAATTTCGGGCAGTTATATGGAGCGGATGAAGTGGACAAGGTGTTAAGCGATGCACTTACACACCGGGTACAAAAGTCCGTTAATGAATAAGGAGGGAACAACGTAATGGCATTAGGCGGCGGAACGTTCTTGTTCCATAACAAGGTTTTACCCGGCACATATATTAATTTTGTGTCGAAAGTACGAGCATCGGCAGAAGTATCCGACCGAGGGTTTGGGGCAATGATGCTTGAATTGGATTACGGCCCGTCGGGTACGGTATTCAGAGTCGATGCAGATGAATTCCAGAAGAACTGTATGCAGTATTTCGGCTATGACTACACGCACCCGAAAATGAAAGGCCTTAGAGATTTGTTTACGGGCCTTAAAACGGGGTATTTTTACCGTCTTAATAGTGACGGGGCTGTCGCATCTTGCACGCTTGCCAAAGCAAAATATGCAGGCATTAGAGGCAATGCGTTGGGGGTTTCGGTACAGTCAGATCCGGATAACTCCGGAGCTTTTATCGTCACAACGTACATGACGACAGACAATAATCGTCAGGCAGTAGCAAAACAGTCGGGCGTAAAGACGGCTGCGGACCTTGTCGATAATGAGTATTTGAAATTTGAGAAGGCAGCTACATTGGCGGCTACTGCTTACACGGCCCTTACAGGCGGTACGAACGGGGCAGCCGTTATGACAAAAAGCTATCAGGACGGCTTGGAAATGCTTGAGCCGTACTATTTCAATGTACTGGGATATGCCGGTTCAGATGACGTTATCAAGGGCCTTTTAATTAACTTCACGCATCGTTGCAGAGTGCAGACGGGGGCAAAATTCCAGTTGGTTATTCACGGCAAGCAGGGCGTGAATGATGAAGGCGTTATATCGGTATTAAACGACGTTACAGACAGCGGAGCGGAAAAAGGCAGTGCCGTATATTGGGTAACCGGTCAAGAAGCGTCGTGTGCAATTAATGAAACGGTCGGCAACCGTAAATACACAGGCGAATACACGATTAACACAAAGTATAAGCAATTCGAGTTGGAACAGGCGATTAAGAACGGCATGTTTATGTTCCATTCCGTAACTGATTCTGTCGGCGGTAACGTCACGGGTGAAGTTAGAGTACTGAAAGACATCAACACCTTCACGGAATTCACGAAAGAAAAGAGCCGTGATTTTTCACTCAATCAGGTTATCCGAGTACTCGATAACTGGGCTATTGATGCGGCACGCTTATTCAACAAGACATATCTCGATAAGGTACAGAACGATGAAGACGGCCGCAAAGCGTTGTGGGCTGACCTCGTCTACTTGGCCGAAGAATATCAGCGTGTGCGTGCAATTCAGAATTTCGACGATAAAGATATTCCCATTCCGTCGCAAGGCGATAATAAAGAAGATGTTTTGGTCGACGTTCAATTACAGCCGACGGTTTCCATGGAAAAACTGTACATGACCGTCGTCGTAGCGTAAAGGAGGGAATACAATGCCGGATGCAATCAGAACAATGGAAGCGGCCGACGTAATCAGTGCCAAATTGGCCAACTGCTATATAATCGTCGGTAGCACTCGTAAATTATTGTTCCAGGCCAAAGATTTAAAAGCTACCGTTAAAAAGAACAAAAAGCAAGTGGCAATCCTGGGCCGCATGATGAAGGGGAACAAATCCACGTCACTTGAAGGAAGCGGCAAGCTGACGATTTACAAGAATACGTCGATTTTCGACGATATGATTGAAAATATGATGAAGAGCGGCACGGATACGTATTTCGATATGCAGGTAACCAACGAAGACCCGACCAGTCACGCCGGGTCACAAACGGTTATCCTAAAGGGTTGCAATATCGATGAAGGTACCGTCGCCAACTTCAACGCAGACGGAGAATGGCTCGAGGACGAAATTAATTTTACGTTCGAGGACGTAAAATGGGCCACGAAGTTTAAAGAATTGGACGGAATGAAGGCATAGGGCCTTCATTCCTTTTCTTTTTATATGTAGACGAAAGGGGCAAAAAGAATGGCAGAAAATTTCAGTGCGTTCTTGAAAGAAAACGTAAAAATCGAAAGTGAAGTTGGGTATGTAGCATCAGACCGATTCAAGGACGAAAACGGAAAGCCGATTGAGTGGAAAATCAAAGTGTTGACGACAAAAGAACTCGATAGAATCCGTGACCGTCACACCAAAAAGGTCCTCGTACCGGGTACCCGTGAATATAAAGAACGATTCGACAACGAAGGATTTAATTCGGATCTGATTACCGAAACTATCGCATACCCGACTCTCGATGAAGTCGAATTGCAAAATTCTTGGGGTGCAAACGACCCGGGCGAATTGTTGAAAGTTATGTTATTACCCGGCGAATATGCCGATTTGGCTAGTGCCGTATCCGAGGCACAGGGCTTTAAAGTCGGCCTCGACGACAAAATCAAAGAAGTAAAAAACTGATAAAGACGGACGACCCGGAGACCTCGTTTGCGTACTTGGCCTTTGTGAAGTACGGCATCAGGCCGAGGGCGTTCGTCAATATGGATGAGAACGAAAAAGCCGCCGTAATCGCCTTTATGAACTATCACGTACAGGCCGAGAAAGCGGAAATGGCTAAAATCGGGAAGGGGTAGCACATGGCAACCATTAACAACTATATAAAGCTGTCGACGAACATTCCCGACGCAATGGACAGGGCGGCACAGGCTACTCGGAAAGCATCAAACGGTATGAACAACCTAAGCGACCGCATGAAGAAGGTTGCGAGCGGTTCAACGGCTATGAGTGAACGCATGGGCGGTGCGTTCCAAATGATGATTGGTAGTTTAGCGGCCAGTGCGGTAACGACTGCATTATCTACTATACAGAACGGCATCTCGTCGCTTATGGGAACGGCCGAAGAATATGCCGGGATACAAGCACGTATGAATTTAGTTACGGGCAGTCAACAGAACGCTATCATTTTGAATGAACGCATTTATCAGTCGGCACAAAAAGCTAGAGGCGGTTATTTAGACATGGCCAACGCCGTATCACAATTAGCTATGTCGGCCCACGATGCTTTTCCCGACCCGAGGGAAGCGGTCGACTTCATGGAAGGCGTTCAAAAGCTGTTTGTTATTGGCGGTAGTAGTAAGGAAGCCCAAAAGAATGCCATGTTACAGTTAACACAAGGCATGGCATCAGGGCAGTTACAAGGTGATGAATTCCGAAGCATCGCCGAAAACGCACCGCTTATTGAGAACATAATCGCCAAAACTATGGGCGTAAGCCGTGGAGAACTTAAGCAATTAGCCGCCGAGGGTAAAGTTACCGCCGAGGTTATTAAGAAGGCTATCGGCGAGAATATGGAAGAAATCAACGCACAGTTTGAAACGATGCCGAAGCGTTGGGGCGACCACTTTACGATGATACAGAACAGGGCGTTAAAAGCGTTCACGCCTGTATTTGAAGGCATTTCACAACTGGCGAATAGCGATGCTGTTCGACAAGCCGTGGAAGGAATAGCCGAGGCCCTGGAAGCGTTAGCACCCGTATTTTGGGTTATCGTTCGTGGCGTTGATGCGGCTATCAATACGATTGTATGGGCCTTTAGCGGTATGGCCAACTTCGTGCGAAATCATATGGTTGCGTTGAAGATTGCAGCCGTGGTATTAGCCGGAGCGATTACGGCGTTAGTGATTCCGCTTGCATCGAGTGCGTTCGCCATGGGGGCGGCGGCTGCGGCAACAATAGCTAAGACAATTGCGGACTTTGCGGAAACGGCAGCAATCCGTGCGTTGACTGTCGCACAAGACGGGCTAAACGTGGCCCTTGCAGAATGCCCGATAACCTGGATTATAGCCGGTATTGTTGCCATTGTAGCGTTAGTGTTCTTAGCCGTTGACGTGTTCAATTATTTTGCGGATACGTCGGTATCTGTTACGGGCCTTGTTGGAGGCTTGTTCGGAATTCTGGGCGGTGTGATATATAACACGGTTGTATTCGTGTGGAACATTTTTGCGGCCTTGGCAAATTTCTTTGCTAACGTATTCCGTGACCCGTTGGCGGCCGTTGCAAATCTGTTCATTGATATATGGAACGGCATCGTCGGATACGTCAAGGCGGCTGTAAATGCCATTATTGACCTTATCGGGAACATTCCCGGGATTAAGTCCGTTATCGGCGGTGCGATTGACCATATCGGGGAAAATGTATTGCAGGCCGAGCATTTCGCTGTTTCCGGCGGCGAAGTAACTGTCGCACAGAAAATGGAGTACGGGAACATTTCAGACTTCGCTCAAACCGGGTATGAAATTGGCGACGGGATTGGCGACCGTATCGGGGATATGTTAAAAACGCCCGACATTTCTAATCCTGGCGAATACGATGCATCAAAGATTGAAAGCGGTGTCGGTAAGGACGGAGCGGCCGGAGGAAGTGGCGGCAAAGAAGCGGCAAAGAACGCTAAACAAACAGCAGATAACACGAAGCGAATCGCCGATAAAATCGACATGACGGAAACGGAAATTAAAGAGCTGCGAGATGCAGCCGTCCGTTCCGCATTAAGCAAATTCACAAAACAAAACACGGTCGTAAATATCAGTAACGACGTGACAATCAATAACGATACCGATATGGACGGATTCGTATCGGATCTTCGGAAGGGTATCGAACAGGCCGTGAACGGGCAAAGACAGGGGGTCGGTATCTAGTGTATTACATGTATATCGATAAAATGGAAATACCGATACCGCCGGCTGAAATGACAACGACTATCGCCGGAAAGAATGAAACAATAGACCTTATCGGCAAGGGTGAAGTCAATATCATTAAGCCGCCTGGACTGACGGAAGTCAGCTTTAAATTCATGTTGCCTAATAGTAACTACCCGTTCAATCAGTCGACGCTGTTTAAGGGGCGTAAGGCGAAATACTACCTTGACGAGTTGGAGAAGTTAAAGAAGAAAGGCGTTATACAATTCATTATGGTTCGTATGAGTCCGAAAGGCTCGATGCTTGGAATGAACAACATGAAATGTACCCTCGAAGACTGGACTCTTGAAGATTCGGCCGACGAAGGGTTCGACATGTATGCGAACATAAAACTAAAGAAATGGAAGGACTGGGGAGCGAAACGCATCGAGGTCACGACGGATGAAAACGGAAAGGTAACAGGAACGGTACAAGGCGATAGGCCGACAACGGGCAAGGAAGTACCGAGGTCCGTAAAGAGTGGACTCGGGGCAACACTTCAACAAGTTGTGCGGACTCAACTCGGCAATCCGGATAACCTATTCGCCATAGCGGCTTTAAATAAAATCGCCGTGCCGGCCCTTCTGACTTACGGACAGTTGATTAAATTAAAAGACGAATCACTCACCGAGAAAGTACAGAACGGGGGTCGGATGACGTAATGGCAGACGAACAGAAAAAGGAAGAGCCGAAAAAGTCGGGCCGGGTACTTACAAAGTACCCGATGCCCGTACCCTTGGAGTACCAATGCATCATTACGAACAAGGATAAGACGTTTTTATGCGACGTACTGGATGATGTGCAACTGACCAGGGGCATCGATTGTGAGCCGTCAAAACTCACAATAAAAATCCCGAAAGATGACATACTGGACTTCACGGAAGGCAATCACATCGAGTTTAAAGTGAACGGCGAATTGGTGTTCGTGGGAACGGTATTCGAGAAGAGCCGGGACAAGTCGGCGATTATCTCCGTGACGGCTTACGACCAGTTACGATATTTAAAAAACAAAGATTGTTACGTTTACGGCGATATTACGGCCACAGACCTTATTAAGAACATTGCCGAGGACTTCGGATTGAAGGTCGGGGAAATCGACAACACAGTATATAAATTCCCGGCGAAACCGCAACGCCTTGAAAAGGACAAGACCCTCGCCGATATTATCCAACGGGCCTTGGACCTTACGACCGTACAGACCCAAAAATATTACCAACTGTACGACGACGGCGGTCAGCTGATGCTGAAATCGGTCACCGAGGGAATGAAGACCGATATATATATCGATGATGACTGCATGACGGATGTCGATTATAAGACTTCTATCGACAAGGACACATACGACGTGATAAAGGTTTATCGTACCGTTCCCGACGGCGAGCAAAAAGTCCTAAAGAACACATACGTCGAAATGGATAAGGAACATATCGAGGAATGGGGCCGCCTTCAATGCGTATTGGTTCCCGATGCCAAAGATGTGGATGCCGTTAAGCGAGCGGCCAACATGCTAAAGCTAAAGAATAGAAAGACCCGGGATATACGATTAAAAGGCGTTATCGGGGATATTCGAGTTCGTGGCGGTTCTTTGTTGTACATCAACAAGGACTTCGGCGATGTAAATATCAATCAGTACATGATGGTTGAGTCCGTCACACACACGTTCAAGACCGGGGTACATTTAATGGACCTCGATTTATTTGTGACTTACGAAGAAGAACGCAAGACGGAAGTCACGAAGAACGAAGATGCGGAAGCCGTGAAGAAGATACAGGCGGCACAAAAGAAGTCGGAGGCACGGCATATGGGTATTGGCGGTATGGCCACGGGAAGCGGCACAGCGGCACAGGTCGATACGGCATTTTCCATGAACGACGGCAGGGTCAGTCCGTATGGTTCTGTAGGATGTGCGGATACGGTGTGTGCAGCCGGGTCGTGGTATAACAAGGACCTTGCGGATGAATACAATAAAGGTACCGCATCCGTACCGACGCTTCGGGGAAACTTAGAGGCGAAAGGATACGTTACAGAGTCATTCAACGGGTACGCCAATAAAGGCGACTTATTGATATACGGCGACGATGACCATGTCGTTATTGCGGACGGTGCAGGCGGTTGTTTCGGCAACTCGTCGAGTAAAGGATACGCCATGCATTACGGCGATGCCGCTTACGCATGGGGTAACGGCGAGTATCCGACGAAGGTTATACGAATGGGGGCGACGTAAATGCATAATGATTACAATCGCATTGTAGAGGCAATGAAGGGCATCGTCGTGAATACCATTTCCGACCTCGATGTATCGGATATTCTTGTCGGGGAAGTTACAGGCGTGGACCCGTTGGCGATTACCGTAGACCAAAAAATCACAATCCCGGAATCGAATATATTACTTACAAAGAACACGTGCGAACATACGATAGAGATGAGCGTTGACCATATCACGGAAGACGCAAGCGGAGGCAGTGGCGATGCCGCTTACGCTCCGCATCATCACGGGTATGTAGGGCGTAAAAAATTCTTAGTTCATAACGGCCTTGTCCTCGGCGACAAGGTCATTTTATTGCGTGAAAGCGGCGGCCAAAGGTATATAGCCCTTGACCGTTGGTACAATCCCGACAGGGGGTGCACAACGAAATAGCGAATGAATTATTACCGACTTCGGCAACGCAAGGTTCGCCGGAGATTATACAGACCCGTCAGCCTTCATATACGTACAGCGTGGAGTTTGAGGCCGACGGGCAAATAAACGGGTTTACAGACGGGCTAAAAGCCATGAAGTTAGCCGTATTCAAGATATTAAGTACGGAGCGATACCGTTATCCGATTTATTCGTGGAATTACGGCATTGAATTGGAAGACTTATTCGGACAGCCGATACCGTATGTTTACGCCGAGTTGCAACGTCGCATCACGGAAGCACTTGAAGCCGACGACAGAATCATATCGGTTACGGGATTCGAGTTTAGCCATGACGACGGAGATGTATTTGCAACGTTCGACGTGGAAACGATATTCGGAACGCTTGAGAATATCACGAAGGGGGTGAGCGTTTAGATGTACGAAAACATGACATTCGATAAAATCGAAAAAAGGATGTTGGCCCGAGTCAGATCTACTTTCGATAAACGAGAAGGGTCGATTATTTACGATGCGACAGCACCGGCCGCTTTGGAGTTGGCCGAGGCTTATATCATGGCAAGGGTCATACTCCGACAGACGTTCGCCACGACAGCGGACAGGGAATTTTTAACGCTCCGAGCCGCAGAGTTTAATATTTACCCGGAAGCGGCCACACCGGCCGAGGTGCTTGGTCAATTCGACATTCCGGTGCCGCTATATACCCGGTTCAACTCCGGTAATTACAATTTCATCGTAACGGAGATTGTCGACGACAATGACCATACATATAAGATGAAGTGTGAACAGCTTGGCCGAGGCGGTAACACAACAATCGGAGATATTACGCCGATTATTCCCGTTAACGGGTTGACGAGTGCCAAAATCACAAAAGTCATTACGCCTGGCGAAGATGAAGAAGACACGGAAACGTTCAGGGAACGGTACTTCGAGGCCTTAAAGTCGAAAGCCTATGGAGGGAATGGAGCGGACTATAAAGAAAAAACGCTCGCCATCCCCGGCGTTGGCGGCGTGAAGGTTTTCCGCTGTTGGAATGGCGGCGGTACAGTTAAGCTCGTGATTATTAATACCGAGTACGAAGTACCCGACGAGGGCCTTGTTAAGGAAGTTCAAGAAGTTATGGACCCGACTCCGCAGGGCAAGGGGTACGGCCTAGCCCCGATTGGCCATACGGTAACGGTTAAGGCTGTGACGGCAACGCCTATTCCGGTATCCGCATCCGTAATACTCGGAAAAGGGGTCAGCATCGAAGATGTAAAGCCCGTGGCCGAGAAGGCCATTAAAGAGTATTTCGCCAAAGAGCGAGCCGCCTGGGGCAAGAAGTCCGACACGGAGGAAACGACCGTCAGGCCGGCCTATATTCTGATGTCCTTGTTGAACATTCCCGGAGTCGTTGACGTAACAAGCGTTAAGGTCAGAGGTCTGGAAGAGAATACGGGCGTGGGTGCAGAAGCTGTTCCGGTACTGGGAACGCTCGAACTCACGAAAGTGGGTGCATAGCGTGAATTTGGAACGTGATATTGATATATCAAGATACCTTACGCCGGTAAGTCGTGACAGCCTCGACGTTCAGGAAATTATGCGAATTGAAAATCCCGAATTCAGGGCGTTGTGGGATGCGATGTGCGACATTCTCATTAATCAGTACATAAGCACCGCAACAGGGTACGGACTGGAGCAATGGGAAGCGATTTTTGACGTTCTATCCGGAGTCAATGACACGGTCGAGGTACGGCGTGACCGCATCATGACGTTACTCGGAGGCAGTAGGCCGTATACGCTTAAAAAGCTGCAAGAACTCTTGGACGACCAATTCGGCGTCGGGAATGTATTACCCGAAATCAACGGCGATAAATACGAAATATGGTTTACGTTGTCAAGAGATGTGGCCAATCGAGTACAAGAAATATACGACTGGGCCGAGCCGATTATCCCGAAGAATTTAATCATGAAGTCACAAAGCGAACAGTCGAGTACGGAAACAATTTACTTCGGCGGTCGTGTCGTGGCCGAAAGCGTGAACGAGGATATATCGATTAACCGAATGAACGAAATCCGGGAACGGGTTTATTACGGCGGCCGCTTGGCACTTGAAACCGTATAAGGGATAGAAAGGAGCAAAAAATATGTGGAGCGAAGCAAAACTGACCAATGCCGGAAAGAAGATACACGCCGAGTTATTGGCAAACAAAATGAAGCTGAAAATCGAGGAAATATGGTTCGGCGACGGGGCTGTCAGTGACATTGAACAGGCAACAGACCTGGGCCACAAGAAGATAAAGGCCGATATTATCAGCGTTATTCAAGACGGAGTCGATTGCAAGGTGCGATTTAGAGTGTCGAACCGAGGCACTCAAGATGCGATTACGCTGCGTGAGATTGGTTTTTATGTACGAAATGCCGATGCACAGTTGGTACTGTTTTCGGCCATGACGGATGACACGCCGGCGACGTTACCGGTCATGGGGGCTAATGGCGAAACACGTCA